CGAGTTGAAATACTTGTTGATACGTGCCGCAGGGTCAGCAAAGTAGTCTGTGCCCATGTCTTTGGTTAGCGATATTTGTACTGCATCCTTGATTAGTTTTTCAATAGGATCAAAGTCGCCAGCCTCTAATAGATCTGCTGCCTTTAATACAGCACGTTCAATTTCTTGTCGTTTAGTAAACGATTCAAACTCGCCCATAAACCAATCAAAGTGCCCTTCGTTCAAGTCAGGCACAGGTTGTAATTTGATTCCTGTGGTAGCACTAATTTGCAGACGGTCTGGCATGGTCTTGTGCTTGTCTGAATGTTCTTTAATAAACTCGGCCGCTGGCCTTAGGCTTTTATCAAAGTTTTCTGGTTTGTAAATGTTGGCAACACGCACATACGCTGTGGCGTCCTCCAACATCATTTCTAAAAATAGTTTTTGGACTTCAAGTCCGTAATCTTTTAGCAAGTTGTTTCTTCCTTATTTCTATCTTGATTTTACTTGTTTCTCTTGCTTGCATTATAGTCAGCAAGGTACCAAGTCGACCCAACTCTACCACAGCATCGTTTACGTCTTTAACGTGCGCAGGCCAGTTGGGTATGCTCACAGCCCATCCTAGTTCTACAGCACGATCAATTAGTTCTAGGCCAGCCACATCTTGGTCTGGCACTACTGTTATTTGTTTTCCTAGACTGCGTATGAGTCTAGCCTGTCCATCGCTGATGGTGTTGTGCATCACAGCAAGGCCTCCAATGCTGAGTGCATCAAAGATACCTTCCATTACTAACGCATGGTCCCAGGCGGGGTTTTGTAGATCTGTGCCAAACACATAGTTAGGTTGGCTGTCGGATATGTACTTAGGCGTTTTGTTGTCAAGAAATCTACATGTATAACCCACAATCTGGTCATTATGGGTAAATGGAATTATCACATGTGGCCTGGTCCAGTGGATGCCATCGTTTTGTATCTGCACCATGACAGGAAAGTCTTCTGGAACCTTCCTTGAACGCACGTAGTCTCTGTAGTCACCTTCATCTGTCAGCAGTTCAGCATATGGTGGCAGGTCACGTTCTTCAAACTCAACTGCGCTTAGTGTGTTGAATATCTTTTGCCGATCTTCTAATATGCCATTGATGCTTCTATGGCGTAGGCTTTCTAAATTGAGATAATCAATTTCAGCATCGGGTACACCAAGCCAGTTCAAGAGCCTACGGGCCTTAAAGCTCACTGAGCGGCCAAGGATAAAACTAGCGGTGTATCCACAGTTGAAGCAGTGATAACTCCAACCTTGTTCAGTGGCCTTGAGTCCACCACGTTGTCTTTTGTCTATGTTGTTGCCATTATGGCCACAGCAAACCGCATTGAAACTAATCCATCCTGATGGAGTGTGTTTGCGTTTGCTGGGTAAGTAGGAGACAATGTCTAGCATCTGTATAGTATAACAGATTCACGGACAGAAAGCAATCAACGATACATCAAATTGGTAATAGTGCCATTGTTTATGACAACACTGGCGTAGACAGGATTACCAAATGTAATTGGCAAGTATCCAGACCCACCATCGGTTACTGTGATAGGGCCGCAGCCTCCATCAGCACCTAGTGTGGCTGTGGCCTTGGCTCCTGCGCCGTTGCCCACAATCAACACATTTGGAGGAGCAACATAATAGTAGCCAGGATTGTTCACTGTGATTCCTGTGACCACACCATTCACCACTGTGGCGGTGGCGGTGGCACCATATCCTTGGCTTTGATTAAACGCCACACGGATTAGCGGATGAAATCCCACAATGTTGAGATAAATGGTTTCTGTGGCATTTAGATACGATGTAGATGTGGTTACATCATACCAAGGTGCTTCGTAGTCCTGAGCGCCTTGTGCTTTGATTGTGCCTGTAAAATGTGTTAGATCCATTTTGACTGTGGTCAGGCTAGAACCCACTGTGGGAATCTGGCTGGAATAAAATTCAGTAGTTTGAGTGTAGTTAATAGGCTGTGGGTTCAGTGCCCAATCAGGCCAGCCGCTGGGAGGATTCTGTGGCCAACTCATGGGACCGTAAATAGTGGGAATAGTCAAGTTGGCACTGTCTTGGAATTGTGGTAGTATGCTGTCTACAATGTTACAGTCTGCTCGTGCTTGACTATTTGCGTCTGTGTAAACAGCTTGCACATAGTTGCCCGATGTGCGTTGAATACTGTAGCTGGCAGGCTGTGCTATCAAATCAATCGTGTCCTCGCCTGTTAGCACCACCTTGACTCTGCCAGTTGAGGCACTGAGTATTTCCATCTCTTTACTGAGCAGTAATTCATCGCCATTTTGGCTGATCATGCGAAACACAAATGTGCTGCCTGTGACATTTACAGGTTTTTGGTCTTGATTGATAAATTCAAAGAGTAGAACATTATCTACACCTTTGTTAACGGTTAATTGTTTTGCGTACACTGGGTCGTACCTCGCTGTAAAGTATCCGCCACTGGTGTCTATCAAAAGTACCTGGACGATTTGTTGGTATAAGTAAACGGTGGTTGAATACATAGGATCCTCGAAACAGTATTTATGGGTAATAATATTTTTGAAAAACTAACGGAGAAGTATCCGTTTGTTACGCTTTGCGTGTATGCCAACACGGAATATGTTGGGGTAGTACAAAACAGGGATGACGCTGTTACAACCATCTACGACTTTGGTAGTGTGCTTGTGCAAGGGGATAAACTAAAGTTTTTAGAGTTGGCCAGCACCTGGTGGTGGGAAAGCAACCGTAGTGTGCCTATAAACATATTCCTACGTGGAGATTGGGACCAATTCCGTTACACTCTACGAACATTTGTCAACAAGGATCTAGACATCATACACGGGCCTGCTTGTAGCCTGTTGGACATAGCCCGCAAGAAAACCAAAAGAAAGAGTATAACATTAGTTAGAAGATTAGACTAATATGAATCCCTTGGACAATTTAAGCGTTGGTAAAATTATTTTAATTGTTGGAGCAGCCGGAGCAAGGAAGGATTTTGCCAGCGGGTGGCTTGGGCTGTGCGACAATTTTGTTAGGCTAAATTGGAGAATTGATCCATTAATAGGTTACAGTAGAATTGACAGCGTCGGGCACGACATTTCAGCAGTGGTTGACAGTATCGAGCGCGGAGACTTGCACATTGATCCAACAGTAAATCAACGGCTAGCAATAACATGTCACATAGACGATAGTCTAGGAGTTAATACTGCAGATGTTAGCACTGTAAATAAATTAGCCAAGCTAGTTAATTCTAACGTGTTGACCATAGCCGGTATTGATTTGCACAAGGCAGATATGGTACAATACCATTGGGATCGATTGGTTAAAGTACATGCATGCATCGGCATGGAATACAATAATCATTACCGTCAGCAGAATCCTAATTCAGTTAGTAATGTATTTCATATTTCTGATCTAGTAACCGACGAATACGCAATAAATCACATTGAAAACAGAATTAACATAGCAATAAAGAATCGCCCATTGCCCCCTAGAGAACAAGATAATCATTGGTCTCTTTATAAAAAGTTAGACTCGTTGTTGCCACTTGATCTTGATTATGCAGAATTATTCAAACCCGGTGGTAGCTATTATCTATGTAACGTAGTAGGAGCAACTGCCCCTGAAAGAGCACATGCCTACTGGGACGCAATGCTTCCGTTTATCAATGCACCGGACTCTTGCACAGCTTTTGGAAGAGAGTGGAACAAATCAATGATTGTCAAGTAAATTCATATGCAACACAACCAACATTGCATAAGACAAACTGTGCGATTTCTTAAACGTGTATCCTTGTGAGTCGTTGCCGTCCCATACACTAGCAAACACATCCTTCCAGGATTGATTTTGTAGATGCGATTTGCCTGGTCTAATGATCGAAATAAACGCGGCCATTTGTGGTATGGTTGTGGGGCGCATATTCTTTAGCAAGTCTGTATAATTGCCCACGTGAACCAACTGTTTGGACCAATTAGTATCTTGCCATAGTTGATCCCAGGGAGGAGTAGCTGCCAACATCTCTTGATAGTGTTCAGGACTCTTGACCAACTTGTACACATTCATGTTCAAGAAGTCTATCTTGAAATAGCCACGCTGTTCTGCTTGTTCATAGTCTATGGCTGCACACCCATTTATGGGATCATGCGGAATATCTGTTACATACACACCTGAGTTATGTCGACGCACCTGACCTTGCACCTCTTGTCGTGCAGGTGTGTGACGAATCAACTTTAACACCAGTTCTCTGTCAGCAAAGTCAATGTCAATATCTGCACTCATGTCCGTACTTTTTTAGTTGTGCGTTTATGTACGCTTCTTCTAGTAAATCTCTAGCGTCGTCAACCGGTTGGTTATGTATTATGTTTTGCACTATAATATCACATCTGGTTTTACTGTGTGCATATGGTTGTCGTTTTAAAAACTCTTCATGCATTTCCGCAATCCTGTCATGATGATTATACTGTATTCCTGCCCAAGATGCAATGTGTTTGAGTTGATGCACAAACTGATCAGCATTGTAGAAACACTCAAAAGGAAATACGCACACTGATCGTGTGCCATAATCGACCATGGTGTTTTGGCGATGCATAAATCCCTGTTGGTCTGGGTGTTCAAACCCTATTTGAAAGAATTCTCTCAGTACTGATCTTGGGCAGTTGGGATAGTTTTCAGATAGTTCAAGTAGTTCTAATTTGTGTATAGTGTTGCATTCGTGTTGTATGTTTGCAGGCAACGCATTATAGTCGTTGATTGTTTTGATGTCTGGCCACGCAGGATCTCGTACATTGTTATAACTGTGTTGTACTTGATCTGTGAAAAATCCATCAATGAGTTTATCTAATACCCAACGATAGTTTTTATTGTTGAGTTTATTGTAGGCATCAACTTCAAGGTTGTTGTTATCATACCCATAATCGCCAGCTCGCAACAAACTGATCTGTGACAACGGCAGCAAGTCATTGTTGGTTATTTGAATGCTAACAACTTTTTCTCCTAGATCCTTTTCCTGATACGAGTAATGATCTGCATAAAAAACTTTTTTATCAATATATTGTTTTGAGTGCGCGGCGCCTACGGAGTTAAACGGCAAGACATTGCCCGTGACACCACACATAGTATTACACACAAACTCAAGATAGTTGCCGTGTGCTCCACCTTGAAAGTCAATTTGAATCATGTTACCATCCTGCTTGTTTTAGTATTTCCTTGGCATACTCTTGGTCTGCTGAGTAGTCATGGAATTTCTTTTGCCAAGCATCTGAGTCAATATATGGCCATATCATTGTGATCTGTGAGGTATCTAGTGTGTTTAAAAACTCTTGGCCCGACGCTGAGTTGTAGATTACCCAGGGTGAGATACGCCCTGTTGTCACAGCATGACATAACGCATTGGTATTGCCATATCTTAAACAGTCGTGTGCTGGATGCGCGGTCTTCTCATGCCAGTCAATGCTGTACTCCACTGCACGGGCTAGAGCATCTGCTACAGCTTCTACCTTCAAATAGAACAACAAATATTCTGTGTAGATTTTATCACTGCACCAATGATCAATTTTCTTGTTGTTTTTAAGCAACCAAGTCATAAACTGTGCAGGATTGATAGCTCGTGTGTTTACACAATAACGACCAAACTTTACAAAGGCTCGGTAGTAAGGGCTGTCACAAAAGTCTTCAAATGTTTTTAGCTTTGCAGATCCTTGCGCCATTTCATAGAACTTGATATAGGCTTGGAATCCCAGTTGTACACCACGCTCACTTTGTTCCATACGACGTCGTTTGGGCTCGCACATGTGTACTGCAATAGAGCTTTCTCTTGCAAACTCTTTTTTGCAGAACTCACAGGTAAACTTACTTGTTGTCTCGGCCATGTGCTCTAATGTATTGATCAAGTTCTTTTTTGGTTGTTATTGCTGCCATGACATCAATCTCGTCTGACTTGTAGTGTGGGAACAGCTCTGCCAATTGTTTTTTTATGCTGCCAGCACCTGCTTCTTTTTTCTTGGGAGCAATCCAATTGTGTCTCATGGCGCCCAGTCCTGGACTCACAGTTGTGGCCATTAGCCACTGTAGTTTGCGATGTCGTGTTGAATTGATGTTAAAGAAGTTTTTGTTCAATCTCTCGTTTGTGGAAATCACATAAAACTCCTGTAGGTCTCTAGAACCTTCTACTGCTGATCCCCAACGTATCATGAGAAACGGGGCAAACTTCTTGCGCTCATCGTCAGTTAACTCATCATAGAAATCTCTGACCTTTTGGTCAAACATTTTCATTTCGTTAGCAATGTTTAGTTTATCACTCATTTGTTTTGCTCAAGTTGTAGATTATTATAACACGGTCCAGGGCGGCTTGTAAAGCAGGATTAGTCTGAGCCTCTCGCCTGATGTTGCCCCACAACTTGTCTTCTTTCATGTGATCAACTAGTGGACGACCATCTGACGTGCGATAATCGTACCCCACTACTTCCCGGTCTGTTTGGCCAAATTCTCGCCTGAACACTGTGGGCCCAACTCGTTCATATATATAAGTTGCATCAGGTTTGAGACTTCCCATAGTGTCTTACCATGCTTTGTTGTAATCAACTATCTCGCAGTTGCGACTAATGTCTTTGACAAAGTAAACGCAGTCTGGCTCGTCGCCGTCTGTGATTGGAACTGCCAGCATTTGTCCATTTTTAAGTTTAGGAGCATACCATGATACTTCATGATACACATCTAGGATTTCAATGTCTGGAAAGCTGGGGCGGAAACTGGATCGAGGATTAAATTGAAATACTTTGAATCCTCGATCGTTGATGCTGGTCAGCGGTAATACTTCTAAGTCACCAATTTCTGGTTCTCCAATTAACACTTGCCAGTCCATGGGCATCTTGATTGTGTTATCGCCTATGCGTAACACCAGAGCAGGCGAGTTAAAACTTTCCAAGAAGATTAAAGGAATAAAATGATAGTCAGGATCTGCTGGATTAGAGTTGTCTAGTATGGCAAACCTCATGTCATCTACCTCTTCTGGCAAATGGTCAAGGTCGTAGTGTTGGTTATCAAGTGTTAGTATTCGCATAGTTGTATATTACAGTATTTCGTAGTAGAAGTCAAATTTATTTAATCTTCATCCATTCTAATTTTTCTACTGAGAAAGGATAGTTGGCTTCCTTGTAGAATTGTTTGCGTTTGGTCAAATGACGTTTGGCAAACTTGCAGGTTGATGTTATGTCCCAGATCTGAACATGATCTTTATCTTCTGCTTTACGTATGCCACGACCAATCGACTGAATAACTCTAACAAAGCTCTTACCAGGCTCAATGAGTACCAGATTAAAAATACGGGGAATGTTAATACCAACAGCAGCCACACCATATGTGGCCACAATGATTTTGCCTGTTGCGTCAGCCACTTCGTCATATTCATCTTGTCTCGCTTTTGCTTTTGTTGCCCCGGACACAAACACAGCACCATCACCCAGTCGTTCTACCAGTTGTCTACCACATTCTGTTCTGTCTACCAGCACAAGTGTGTTGCCTGTTTCGTTGACTCTGCGCACAAGGTCCGCCATGGTATCCAATCTACCCGATTCCTCAAGCAAATATTTAAGCTCACTTTGATAGTTTGAATATTCCACATGATCCACCAGTTGCACAATATTAACGTGACACTGTGCCAGCACACCACGATCCTGTAGTTCGCTTGCTGACAGTTTGCTAACAACAGGACCAAGTCCAACCAACAAGGCTTGACTTTCAAACTTCTCTTTGGGGATTGTACCTGTCAAACCCCATCGAATTGGCACTCTAGCCATGATGCCTGTTAACAAGGTTTTAAGTGCATCTGCTTTGGCCATGTGTACTTCGTCAACAATAACACATACAACATCTTCCATGAAGTCCTGTATGGTAAATTTTGCTGTGCCGTCTTTGGAATCTTTAAGCAAGTTATTTAGACTTTGCCAAGTGCAGATGGTATGTGTCTTGCCATAGTCTTTACGATCACCAAAGTACACACCCACATCCAGACCCAAGTTGACATAGTCCTTTTCTGTTTGTGTTACCAAGCTCTTGTTGGGCACAATAACAATTGACCGACCATAAGGCTGTACGTTCCAACTTAGTGCCGCTGTCATGATAGTCTTGCCTGCGCCTGTGGCCACTTCTTGTATGCATTGTGGGTTCTGCAGGTAGTTGTTGATGATCTCTACTTGGTAATCTCGCAACACAATGGGCTGACCCTCTTGTGGGTGACCTTTGGGCCATAGTGTGTCAGAAAATGTATCTTCCTGCATCAACGCAAACTCAAATGTGGTTGAGTACTCTCGTTGGTCATCCAGTTCAATGTCGTAGTTGTACTGCTCTAATATAGGAATAATCTCAGGCAACAAATTAGTGTAAGTGCTACCACCCAGTTGAAAGTAAGCGATCTTGCCATCCCATCTTCCCAATCTCACAGCAGGCAAATATCTAGCTGCCGGATTCTCGTACTTAAAAGTGTTAACCAGTTTTTTACGCACATCCAAATCAAGTCCTTCTAGTTTGACATTGACCTCGTCACGTATTTGTATTGTGCATTGTTTCAATTGTTTCTATCCATTCTAAGAATTCTTTAGGGTACACATTTTGATATTGTAATTTACTTGTTTGATTATAATACACTAAAAATGTCACAAAGTCAAGTTCTAGTTGCCGTTGCTCAAACTTGTGCATGGGCTCTGGGTTGTGCATTAGGTAGCTTACAGTTTTATTTGCTAATACTTTTTCTACAGGAGTTAACGATTCAGTATTGACATTGATCCAAGTTTGAATTTGGTGGCCCAGTTTTTGCTTTGTGGCATTGGGCAACAAAGAGATTGACTGGAACTCTGGTGCTCGTACAATTGTACTATAAAAATCTAAAACACGGGCAGGGTATAGCTGTCGCATGTGTATATTCAGAGCAAACTTATCTGTTAGTCCCCAAACATTTAATACATTAACTGTGCTTTGCAATTTAAGATAGCAATTGTCTAATGTATTTGAACACCAGTAATGTATATTATCTAAAAATTGTTGATAGTTTAGGCCTTGCCGTGCGTATTCGGCAATGTTGCCAGTTGCGTCAATGCTGGCAGATATAGTTATCCTGCGAAAGTTTGGTGCGTAAGATGCAAAACGTTTTACTAGTTTACTATCTACAGAGAAGTTGCTGTTAATAGCAATAGCCAAGTTAGGTGCTACTCCCAGTGATTCAACAAACCTCCAAAAGTTTTTGCTCATCAGTGGCTCGCCGCCGCTGATTTTGAGAGTTTGAACTTGGTCACGTATGGCTGGCCACCACTTTAACCATGCTTCAAGATAATCTTGTTTGGTTGCACCAGGATCAATGTGAATTTTAGAATACAGCTCTCGATGATCAGTTGTCAATGGTAACGGTTGTTTGTGTATTTTGGCAGCCCAAGAAGAGCTTTGTCCTGAGTCGCAATAGCTACAGGTCAAGTTGCAATAGTTATCAAACACCACTTCAATAAATGGTGGCACATACTCTGTATCAACTTTGAGATCTGCTATTCGGTCTTTCCAATCTTGACTTTTTAAAATGCGATCACTAACCGCATCAGGATCTGAATCTTCTATATGCCAACACATGTGACATTCGTCAGGCCTGTGTCCGTCGAGCATGAGCTGTTGCATTTTTAATTTGTGCGGTGTATTGTGCAACACCGCAGGGTTACTCAACAACTCTTTAGGAATGGCATGTGGAATAGGGTGATGGCAACTATTACTACTCCCGTGATTTAGATACAAGAACAACTCAGTCCATTTGGCTGGACAAAAGAACGTGCTCTTCTCCTCAAGAACCTGGTATATGGGGTAGTCTTTTCTACTGGTCATTCAAAAACCCCGATAATTCTTGAAAAGTTTTTGCAAAATTTAATCCTCTATATTGATCGTGTTGTAGCTGGTAAGTCTTAAATTTATCAAACTTATCGCTATCATCTTGGCTTTGTAACAATTGTGCCCAGTTCCGTACATCCTCATGATTGCTAGATTTCAAATGGTCAACAATGTGGTTTCTTATAGACGCGGGCCATATCGTGGGCCGCATATGCATGGGATTGTGAACACGGCCTAGCCAAGGTCTTGGCAAACCAATACCATTGCACCATGTAAAAAATTCATCAAGGTAATAAATGTTGTAAGCACTTACAGTATGGCTTACACTAAGTTGAATATTGTCTTTGTGTTTTTCTAAGTACTGATTGATATTAGTAACTACATCTGTCCACTTAGCTGGATATCTTATGTATTCATATCTGTCGCCTACACCATCAATACTAAGTTGGATATCAACATTCTTAAAATGCTTCCAGATTTCCCACCACTCCTGGTCTGGGAATAAGGTTGCATTGGTGGTATAATGTAAACTGATATTGTTAGCTTGTCCTGTTGTTATATAATGACTCAGTAAAAGTTTTTGTTCTCGCACACCTGACAGGAATGGCTCACCTCCTGGTATGTCTAAATGAATTACCCCAGGGGCTTGTTCTATAAACTTTTCTACAAAATCACTTCTATAAAATTTGACATGGCCAATGTTGACATTGTGTATTTTTTGGTGTTCTTGTTGCCATTTACTGCTACTGTGGGGACCACATGTTATGCATTTTAGATTGCAGGTATTACCAAATGCAATGCTTGCGGTGATCCAGGCGCCTGTGTCAAGATCATAATGTTGATAATGTTGCTGCCACCGATCATAATCCAATTGCCGTTTGCTGGTAATGTTATTCTCCTCCTCAATACGGCATCGTTCACAGCCACGTGGCCATTGTCCTTGTGCAAATTCTTGTTTGACTTCTGCCAAAAAGGCACTCCCAGAATACTCATCTAGGGTTTGCGTTTGTACATTAAACGATTCATCATACTTGGACATTTGAAATTTACAACAAGGCGTGAGATCACCTTGGGGACTAATGTCAATGTTGGACCAGGGAGAATAGCAAAAAGTCATATCAAGTATTTAAGATTATACAGTAGTACAGTAACAAAGTCAAAAAGACAGACACCTTTTTTAAGGGTGTCTGTCATAAAGCCTGGGCCGGAGCCAACCTACTCCCAGGCAAAAAGGAAACAAAATGAACTAACCAACTACCACGCGAAAACCCTGTTGCTCCTGCTCGTCTGCTTCGTGCTGGGTATCCACAGCAAACAAGAACAAGTCACCATCATAAATTTTATACATAATTAGGCACTCTTCATGCATGTTGTCTCACTCATGCGCTTCCAGTTGTTAGGGAAGCTCTTGCGCAAGTCTGCAATCTTGAGCGCCATACGCAAGGATACCTCACGCAGACGTTCTTTGTTGACATGCATAAAGTCAATAATGTCATCTTGCTGGTACTCATTAAAGTCGTAGTCTGCAAACAACACACCATCTTTGGCAATCTGTTTGATACGCAACAACTTGTCACGCATGGTGTCCAGAGTCAAGTCCAGGTAGTGACAACGACTTTGCAAGGCATCCAAGTGGTCCCGCAATTTTTGCGACTTCATCTTGTCAAACTTCAAGTTTGTGATAAAGATAACGCTACCTTTAAACTCAAAACGGTCTGGGATGCCCTCACGGCGCAAGGCACTGCTCTCTGACAACCAGGAGATCACCCGCTTCTTGCCTGAGTCCAAGGCACCCTTGAGCAAGTTAAGAGCAACGTCATCTAACAAGATGCTGTCACAGTCGTCAAATACTACAACACTGTTGGCGTCGCTGTATTTGTACAGAGTCTGGTACAGTCCAATGGGAGTGGCACTGCCTTTAACTACCTCTGCACGGAGTCGCTTGCCTGCCAACTTGTCAAACAAGCAGGCTTTCTCAATCTCAGTCTCAACACCATAGCTCTTGCCCACACCCGGAGGGCCGCTCACAATCATAGCACGGATGTCACCTGACACTGTGGCCTTTGTCATCTCGTGCAAGATGTCAAAACGCTCACGGATACGATCCATGGCTTCGTCATCTGTCTCAACTGTTGATGGCTTCTCAAAATGTATTGTATTGTCTTGCACGGTATCTCCATTAATGTATTCAAAATCTTGAATTCCGTTTACGCTGATACGGATCTCGTCAGCAAATCCCGGAAAGTGGTTGTCATTTTTAACAGTTACAAACCCGCCTTTGGCGCCTGTTTGGAATCCTTTTACAAGAGTAAAGGCAATGTTGTTTACAGACTGTTTACGGTAGGTACCGTTTTTTACACGAATTGCACTCATAGTTGGCTCCTTTTTGTGCGTTAAAATTGTATTATAGCTGAAGTTGATTTATTCGTCAACCGCTTGGGCTGGGGCAAACAGTTTGCCCATTTCGTTGAAAACTACGCGGCTTGCACGACGCTGAATGTACGTCAATTCATCTTCGTCGCTGTTCATCTGAATTAGAGTTTCTAGCAGTCCGGGCAAGCGCCAATCTTTTTGGTATTGCTGGACAACTTGCATTGCTTGTTCAAAGTTCATTTCTGGCTCCTTTTTAATTACTATACAAGTATTATAGCAAATTGGGATTTATTGGTCAACTGGTGAAATGTGGCTTTTTTGCAACAAAATCTGCTTATTTTTTAAGCAATTCGTAGAATCTGCTATTGATCAGGTCCATTTCAGCCTGCTCTACATAGAAGTCTGTAGTAGGGTCATAGTAGGCGCCTTCTTTGTTGTCATAATACAACACTCTGCCCGAGAAGTTAAACGGACCTTCGAGACCTTTACGGGGCTCGTACCGGGTACGCATCATGTCCACAGTATCAACAACCTTGTAACCCATTGCTGGCTCCTTATTTCTTACAATACTTCTATTGTAGCAAATGGGGATTTATTGGTCAACCTTTTTAACGCCAAAGATCTTGTACTACTTTGTCGTTAATTTCGTGAGGTTTGGGCTTGCCATGAAAAACTAATACTGAAGTACTACCTGGAATTTGTGTGCCTTGCCCCGGGATTTTGTGACGCCTAGTGTTAAAGTCGTAACCACCATCTAGACATTGCCAGCGCCAACTTTGCATTTGACTGTCTTCAAAATATCTAATTCTGTTGTGACCAAGCACAGCATACAAGTAGTCCTGGTCGCCTGGGTATTGCCTTGTGGTGTTGACCACATTGGTGCTGGCAAACTGGTCCCATACCCAGGACATCTTTTCAACGTTCCACCACATCACACTGCTGTTTAATGACAAGTAGCCCGGACGTTGTAGATGTTTAAAGTCTCTGATACCCCAGAGATATTCTGTGGGCAGTTGTGAGATCCAGGAGATATCACGAAGTATCACTGTGTCAAGATCAAAGTACAACAGGTTGCCTTGGTGATGCGCAGAGTCGAACAGTTGCAGTTTGTACCACCATGATCGTTTGGGTCCAGATATTTCAGGCCAGTCTGTCAGCACATGTTTGATCATGTGTGCAGGCACCAGTCTGTCATGCTCGGTGTACACATGGAATCGTATGCCGTTGGGAAGATTACGACTTAGCATATTATACAGTCGTTCTACGTAGATCCAATCATACCCAGTGCCGTGTATCACACACGCACAATCTACAGGGCTGGGTGTATTCTGTTTAGCCATAAGCCTTGTTCCAGTTCATTTAGTGTATATTCTGTGTGACTGATTTGTGTGAGCCATAAATCTCTGTCGGTAATGTATGGCTGTTCTATGTCAGCAAATCCAACGCCTACAGGATAGGCCAAACTAGTGCTATGCACAATAGGACGAACTCCTGATATGGCAGCTTGTATTCCAGGTCCAGAATTGTAGTTTACAATGGCATGACAATCCAGTGTCATGTCAAAGCTGTCATAGGTGCCAGGTATTTTTGCAGGGTGTTCAACTGTGACACCTAGACCTGTAACATCCAATCGGCAGCGTGGGTGTGGACGTACATGTATGGGACGGTCAGTAACATTCCTCAAGCATTGAATTTGATCACGTGCCCATTGATTGAAATCTACCCCAGCTGATTGTTCACTTTTGGAATGTTGTGCGGCAATAATCACATGCGGTTTTGGGTTGGCAGGAGTTTTTAAAACCAATCCTAGTTTTTTTGGACGATCCCAGTCCAATTGATCCTGATGCCCGTAATAGCCTTGTGCGTTTATGTTGTTCACTGCAACCTTCCATGTTGTGCCACGTTGCAAGGTACCTATGTCAGCAACCACAACAGGACGATTCAGTGATCGATAATGCTGATACACCGCTTGGTTAGCTGCCATACGTCCAGACCATAATACTGACCAAATTAATACTGCATCTGCTGTCATGGAATTTTCTTCTAGCACATGTCCAGCACCACGTAAACTAGAGAGCAATGCAGACATAACTGGTTTTGAGTTCAGTGCTGTTTGTGCAGGGAAGTAAGCAATTTTCATATTGATGAATATTTAATGCTATTAAATACTCCATATGATATTACCACCAACACATGGTGCAATAGCACCTGTAGACTTCTTTATATACGCTGCCTGTGACACAGGATACTTTGATGAGTTTGGCCGTGAGCTAATTGACAGCATACATACAAATGCCCGTGAACATCTGCATTTGCATATTTTTAATCCAACATCTGCACAACTAGATTATTGTGCCAATCAATCCAATGTCAGTGTCACCTACGAGTATGCTGGTCCTGAGTTGTTTGATGCCGCTGCCAGCCGATGGACTGCTGTGCCTGCTGACGAGTTGCGTAAATCCCAACTAGACCGCACTGTTAATGCCATGGGCAAAGGTAATGATATCAATTTACATCATCGTATGCAAAAGACCTACTATGCGTGTGCTAGATTCATCAGACTTGCAGAGCTTGCCAGGAACCAACGTTTTATGAGTATGGATGTAGACGCACTGGTCCGACGCCCGTTACCAGCTTTGGGCACTGAATATGATTTTTATCTGCACAAGATTACAGGACGTAAAGCTCGTATTCTTGCGGGTGGCATGTATGTGCATCCGCAAGGACGCAGTCAGGAATTCTTAGACGAGTATGCTCAAGCACTAAAAGTTAGTTTACAAAACGATTATATCTACTGGGGACTTGATCAAGATGTGTTAGATAAAATTGTACCAAAATATCTCAGCGGGCATCTTCCAATGTCCTTGATTGACTGGGACATGCATCCAGACAGTGTTATATGGACTGCCAAGGGCACACGAAAAGACTCTCCTAAGTTTGTTAGTGAGAAACGGAGATATACTTCTTGATAGCTGTCCACAGTTTGCCCGAGCGTACTTCGTCGTTGCTCCAGTGTATGTTTGCTATTTTGTGAATCCATTCAGACCTGTCGGGCAAGGGTGGTGTTTCAACCAAGGCAAGATCATTGAACGCAACATCGGCAGCCCAGCTACGGCTAGGATCTTCAACATAGCCCGGGATGCCTTCTATGGCAGCGACTACATTGGGTGTTGAGTTAATGCCCACTGTGCACCAACAGTTAATCAAAGCGTCGCGAATGTTTTCGTGTTCACTAATTGTTACACTGTTGCCATACTTCTTTTGTATTTTTTCTATTTGTTTGAATCTAGTGCCATCACCAGGATGCATGCGAATCATGATAGGGCGGCGGCTGTGTTTGCAAATCTTTGCCACAGTCTTATCCAGCCAGACTTCTTGATCTGTAAACATGTTAAAACCCTTAGGGCGCTGGCACAATATAAGGATATGGTTGCCTGTGGTGCGCCAGGGCTTTAGATCAACTCCATGCCAAGAACTAAACGTGTTCCATTTGGTGGTGTCTAAGTTGTCAAAAAAGTACGTACCTGAATTAGGGTACACAGACCCTAGGCTATAACGATGCCATTCATGTTCTTTGCGTCCATAGTGCAAGATGTTGCTGTCCACAAATATTGCGGGAACTTTTTGTAGTCGCAGTTGGTCAATGATCTTTCTGCGGAAGTTATCTTCTAGTGTATAGCCTAACACAAATCCTGCATCTAACTGTTGATTGGGTAATGTGTTGTCTCTAAAATCAATAACAGAGTCTCCTTGACCACGCACCCCATGTGCAAAGTTATCCATCAACATTACTTTGTTTGAGAACTTGGCAGGATTTCTAATACTGTTATAAAATATGCCTACGTTCACTGTTTGATCCAATCCTTTGATTTGGTCATTGATATGTTGCCTTCTTCAGCAAGAGTATTACGGCCCATGAGATAAGTGCTGATTTGTAAAGGTGTAATAAATTGGTTGATTGCATTGTCTGCAGGATACCAATAAGGTCTGTAAAATTTGGTCAAGCCCAGGGCCGCATCAGGTTTGATTGCATATCCGCTGGCGCCCGGCATGCTGAAATTCTGCCACTTGCGAGCTATCGCAGGGCCAGTGGGATTTTCTAAGTAGCTTTTCTGTGGCTCAGTCATGTAGGAACTTTTGCCCAAGCTAAGAATTAGTACACCATCAAACTCCACAGGATGATATCCACGATAGAACTTGACGTCATCTTCAAAGATCATAATAGGCTCGTTGAGTTCTAGACATTTTTTCCAAAGACCGTAGTGGCTGTAGAAACACCCGACCACACCTGGACGACTGAGTTTGCCAACATCGTCTTCGCCGATGAGCTGTCGTTCAATGATTTCAAATTGATGTTTTTTTATGAAATTTTCGTACAGTTCTGGACGAATTAACTCTTTGATATCTTGGTCATTTAATCTGCGATTTTTAATGCTGTAGGGATACAATGTTTTTTCAGATTTTCTTGCCAAGGCGACTGCCTTGTTACCGGGGGTGCCTTCAAACAGTTCAGCATCAATGTTGTACTCTTTGAGTTGATCCAACATCATCTGAGAATGGCGAACACTGTGTTCACGTTCTGGGAGGTAAATTATAAATGCTTTCATGTTTTATATGTATATAAATATTTAGTGAACAATATTAATCAAGGGAAACAATGTCGTACAGTTTAAAATCCGGAAAAGCAGAAACACTAGCTTGGTTTCAGGCAAACGAAGCAACTATTAAAACAGTAGTGGACATTGGTCCTGGATCAGGAACATACATCAAACTCATACGCGAAGATGCCCGATGCTGTGCGGATGCTAACTGGATTGGTGTTGAAATTTGGAAACCTTACATTGAAGAATTCAACCTAGCAAGCAGATACACTCAAGTGTTAAATCAAGACGTTCGCTCTGTAGACTGGGCTGTGCTCAATCCTGATGTGGTCATAGCTGGAGATGTGTTGGAACATATGACCAAAGAAGATGCTATTATACTTGTGGATCGTATTTTACAGGTATCCAAAACGTTGATTGTTAGTATTCCCATTAGATACATGCCGCAGGATGAACACGCCTATCCCAATCCCCACGAAGAGCATGTCAAGGATGACTGGAGTCATGAGGAAGTTATGGCCACGTGGGGCAAGTATGTCAAAGACTCGTATCGAAAAAGTCAGAAAAGCAAACTAGGCGTGTATTGGATGAGCAGATGAGAAGTCTAGATGATCTTAAACAAGATTTCATCAATCTTGTAATTGAGCCAACTGCTTGGCTCGGAGACAGTCCTGATCGATTTGATACCTATGCTAGATATGCTAGTCAGGTAGATAGCATTACTGAATTTGGTGTGTATACTGGTCTTAGCACTTGTGCATGGCTGTCAGGAAAACCAAACAAGCTACGCAGTTATGACATTACGGATAAAAATTTATCCGTCTTAGATGAGCTCAAGGGCAACGCAGAACTTAATGGTACTGACTTTGAGTTTGCACTTGCAAACAGTTTAGAAATCGAAATTGAACCTTGTGACCTGTTGTTTATTGATACTGTACACAAGCGTGATCATTGTTTAGCTGAATTAAACAAGCACGGATCTTTTGCTAACAAGTACATTGTGCTACACGACCCCAGTGACTGGCCTGGAGTATTTGAAGCAGTGATTATGTTTTTGCACCATAACAGGCAATGGCATATCATTGAACATTGCAACAAGAACTCTGGACTACTTGTATTAGAGAGATATGCTTAATGTTGTATGCTTGCTACGGCAAGGTGGTAAAGTTGGATATGACGCTAGTTGGGTCAAAAAACTTCAACGTGCAGTTGATCGTAATTTAACTATACCACATCGATTTGTTTGTTTCAGCGACTGTAATGTAACGTGCGAACGGATACCATTGATTGACGGTGATCACGGATTCTGGAGCAAGATGCAGTTGTTTCAGCCTGGTGTTTTATCTGGCCCAACATTGTTCTTGGATCTTGATACTGTGATATGCAGTAACTTAGACAGCATGATTGCACAGTTACAGGGTCAAAAGTTTGTTATGTGGGTTGAGGCAGATAAGAATATACACTCAAGTGCTCTTATGTATTGGGAAGAAGATCATAGCTATCTGTGGACTCTTTACCAAAGCCAGCCGTTATTGCACTGGCAGGCATTGTATAGCCGTCCTCCGTTGTATGGTGATCAAGCTATCATAAGTGAAAATACCAATCACACTATTCTAACTGATCATTGTCCTAAAGAATGGTTTCACATAGCGTCACGGCGAGACACAGAATTAGATCTTAATGCAGTAAAGATGTTGATGTTTAGAAAAGTATCTCAAAAGCCCAGTACCATGGGCCACCATCCACTAGTGCAACGTCATTGGATTTAAATTTCTCGTTGCAAACAGTATTCAGTTAGAATACGTTCTCTATGCCATTCATCGCCTTGTGGCGTGTCAGCAAACTCTTGAAAACAAGGTGTGCCCAGCGTGTAGTGCAACAGCTTGGCATTTCGGTTGACACCATACTCATCAGGCAGCCAGTTCCATTCAGGTGGCAGCTCGCCAATACGATCATCTTCTAACCACGAGAAGCGGTGGAGCTCACTGCCCGTGGCGTGTTGGACGAAATGGGGAGTAAGTTTCCGGTTAGGAAAAGAATTACAATTCCACAGAATAACACTAGACCAATTTTTTCGAGGATAGTCTTCATTTTTTGCTCCTAAGTACTTTACAGGCATGCGTGTTTGGTAATCGTGTTTGACCACCATGACATCATTATAAGGATTTTTTAACTCCCACAGTTCAGTAATATCACCGCGCACAATCATGTCACCATCAATGAAGATTGCCCAGCCTGTGTATTCTTGTAGATGCGGCACTAAGAACCGAGTGTAGATAAAGTGATTACTGCCATCTGTGTGTGTTTCTTCATAGTCACGAAACAAATTCAAGGCCACAGGAATAATAGCCACAGGCTTTGATGCATGTCTTATGATTGAGTTTGCGCAGGTGTGAAAAGCAATGGCTTCTCGTGGGTCATAGCCA